GGGGGGGGCCGGCAGCCGACGCGGGCCCGCCCCCGCGCCCCTAACCATCAGGAAGCGAGGACGCGATGGCGACCTACAGCGCCGACCTCCTCCACGTCCACGACGGCGACACCTTCCGGTTCCGCGTGCACCTCGGCTTCGGCATCCAGAGCGAGCACAACATTCGCCTGCTGGGTGTGAACGCCCCCGAGCTTTCCACCCCCGCCGGCGCCACCGCCACCCAGTGGGTCGCCGCCTGGTTCGCCGCGCATCCGGGCCCGTACATCGTCCAGACGCACGGGGCCGAGATCGATAAATATGGAAGGTACTTGGCGCAGATCCTCGCGCCGGACGGTGCCTGCCTGTCCAGCGACCTGCTGGCCGCCGGCATGGGAATGGTCTACCCGTGAGCGACGCCGAACGCCGAGCGAAGCGGGCCGCACAGAAGCGTGAACGGTACCGAAGGCGTGGCGAGGAAGGCCGCGCGTACATCAGGGCGAAGGCCGAGCGGGTCCGCAAGGTTCGTAAGCCGATGGTCAATTCCATCAAGATCGAGAGCGGCTGTGTGGACTGCGGCTTCAACTCGCACCCCGAAGCGCTGCAGTTCGATCACATCGACCCGTCCACCAAGCTTTTCGCCATCGCCAAGGGCCTGACGCGGTCATGGGCAGCTATCCTCGCCGAGATCGAAAAGTGCGAAGTCCGGTGCGCCAACTGCCACGCCATCCGCAGCATGCAGGAGGGGCACCTTGGGCGACCTCGCGTCTAGCCCCGCAGCACTCCTCGCCGCTGGCCAGGCAGTCCCCTATCTTCCTGCGGCAGCGCACAACTCCGGATACGAGCCCGCCGAGTGACCGACCCGCACGACCGGTGGCGGGCCCTTGACGACCCATTCGCCACCGACGACTGGCAGCCCATCCCTGGCACCTGCTCCCGCTGCGGACAGCCCGCCGAACAGGGCACGACCCGCTGGTGGCACCTCGACACCCCATGCCCCGCCCGCGGCCGCACCGCCACGTTCATCCCCGACCATGTCGGCGACCGAGGAGCCACCCCGTGACGACCCCGTACAGCCCGGACAGCGCCTGCGCCACCGCGATCGGCGCCACCTCCGCCGGCTGGATCAGAGACAGCGCACCGTCCTGGGATGACGCTCTCGACGCCTACAACACCCGGTCAGTCGAGCAGCGGTCCGCCGTCATGGCCGCCTTCCTGCGGGACAGCGTCGCCGCCCTCCGTGCGGTCCTCGCCCCGCCCACCGCCACCGTCAAGATCATGTGCGCCGGGGACAGCATCACCGTCGGCACCGGCTCCACCATCGGCGGCCAGATGGACGCCTACGGCAACGGGACCGGTGGGCAGGGCTACCGGCCGTGGCTGGTCGACCTCCTCGCCCAGCGGCGCATCGCGGCACCGCTCACCGTCGTCGCCCAGGGCGGGCAGACGGTGCGCACCATGACCCCGCCCATCCTCGCCGCGCTGCCGGCCGCGCAGCCGGACATCGTGCTGCTGCACCTGGGCACGAACGACGCCGGTGCCGCCAACGACGTCACGGCGGACTGGCAGTCCCGGTACGCCAGCCTGGTGGATCAGATCCTGGCCGGCAGCTCCACGGTGCGCGTGGCGTGCGCGCGTCTGGCGCACTACCGCAGCCCCAGCCTGGCCGCGAAGGTCGACAGCGTGAACGCCATGATCGACGCTGTCGTCTCGGCCCGGCAGGCCGGCGGCCGCGTCGTCTCTGCGGACATGTCGGTCCTGACCAGCCAGTGGACGTCGGACGGCACCCACCCCCTGGAGCCCGCCGACGTGGTCATGGCCTGGCAGTGGCTCCTGGCTATCAGCGGGTGGCTGCCTGCCACCTGAGCAAACCAGCGAAGGCGCCGAGTTCGCCCCAGACCGGAAGGAGCGACCATGCCCGAGGCAGAACCCACGCACACCTGGCAGGTCACCTTCACCGACGGGCAGCAGCTGACCTTCGGCGACTCGTACTTCACCACCGAGGACGGCCTTGTCTGGTTCAAGAACCGCGCAGGGCAGGCCGTCCATGGGATCCCGCCCGCGGCCATCCTGGCCATCACCCGTGCGCCGGAAGTCCAGCCGAACCAGGTCGTCATCAACATCAGCGGATCGGTACTCAGCGAAGCTGAACTCCTCAGGACCGTCGAGAAGCAGATGGCTGGCCTTGGCCGTCGAACGGCCGCCACCTACCAGTCGTACAAGCGGAGGTAGCGGTGGCAGAGAAGTGCGGAGCGAAGACCCGGCAGGAAGGATCCGCCGAGTTCTGCGGCCGTCCCGCCGGCTGGGGCACCGACCACGTCGGCTACGGCCTGTGCAAGCTGCACGGAGGAAACACCAAGACGCAGAAGACCGCGGCAGCCCGTCTCAAGGTCGACAAGGAGGCCCGCGACGTGCTCGCCTCCCTCGACGTCGAACCTGTCGACGACCCCCTCACCGCGCTGGCGCAGCTCGGCGGCCAGGTCCTTGCCTGGCAGAAAGCCACCTCCTACCTCGTCAACAAGCTCGGCGAGGAGATCCGCTACGAAGGCCGGGCAGGCGCCGAACAGCTCCGGGCCGAAGTCCAGATGTACGAGCGGGCCATGGACCGGGCCAACACCGTCCTGTCGACCATCGCCAAGCTCGACATCGACGGCAGACTCGCCCGCATCGAAGAGACCAAGGCCCAGATGCTTATGGACGCCGTCCAAGCCGGGCTCGCCGCGATCGGCGCCACCCCCGAGCAGGCATCCACCGTGAAGAAGGTCATGGCCCGAAGGCTGCGCGCCGTTCCCGGATAGGCGGTGGCCCGTGCCGCGACTCGACGCAATGACGATCCTCGCCGACCGGCTCGAAGCAGACGACGAGGACGAGGGGGAGTTCGCCACCCCAGGCGAGCTCGCGTCCGCGATTGCCCCGTCCACAATACGGACCCCGGCCCTCGACTTGGTCGATGAGGCGGTGGCGTGGGCGCACTCGACGCGCGGCGCCCGACTGATCGTGTCGATGCCGCCGCAGGAAGGGAAGAGTGAGCGGGTCACCAAGACCGGCTCACTGTGGGCGCTGACCCGTAACCCGAACCTTCGGATCGGCATCGTCTCCTACAGCCAGGCCCTTGCCGAAGGCTTCGGCCGGGACATCCGGAACTGGATCAGCAGCAACAACGGTGACGAGGGCACCTTTGACATCGGGCTGCAGATCGCCCGCGACAACGGGGCCGCACGGCGCTGGCAGCTTGCCGGGCACCGTGGCGGCGTCGTGTGCGTCGGCATCGGCGGCGGTCTCACCGGCAGACCGATCGAAGCCCTGGTGATCGACGATCCGTTCGCCGACAAGGAGCAGGCGGACTCCGCCTACTACCGGGAACGCGTGTGGGGCTGGTGGCAGTCCGTCGGATCGACCCGACTGGCACCCGGCGCCCCGGTGATCGTCATCCTCACCCGCTGGCACGAGGACGACCTTGCCGGACGCCTACTCGCCGCCGAGGACGGCGACCGGTGGAAGGTCGTCAACATTCCGGCACTCGCCGACCACGACCCGAACAAGGGCGGCAGCGACCCGCTCGGTCGCGCGCCCGGCGAATGGCTGGTCTCGGCCCGCGGCCGCACCCCGGCCGAATGGGAACAGATCCGGATCCAGGCCGGCAGCCGCGTCTTCAATGCCCTCTACCAGGGCCGGCCGAGTCCGGACGCGGGCAACGTGTGGCAGCGGCCTTGGTGGCGGCGTTACACGGTTCCGCTGTGGTCGCAGCACCCCGACCTGCCGGACGCGTACGTGGTGAACGAGTGCGACGAGGTCGTCATGTCGTGGGACATGACGTTCAAGGACACCAAAAGCTCCGACTATGTGGTCGGGCAGGTGTGGGCGCGGCGCGGAGCATCCGTGTACCTGCTGGACCAGGTCCACAAGCGCCTGTCGTTCACGGACACCGTAGCGGCGTTCAAAGCGATGGCCGGGCGATGGCCGCAAGCCACCGCCAAATACGTCGAGGACAAGGCGAACGGCACGGCGATCATCGACACGCTGAAGTCGAAGATCCCCGGCATCGTCGCCATCTCACCCACGGAGAGCAAGTACGCCCGCGCGAACGCGGTCGCCCCGGTGATCGAAGCAGGGAACGTGCATCTGCCAGGCGGCGAGATCGCCCTGTTCGACCCAGACGCCCTGATCGACGAAGCCGCCGGGTTCCCAAACGGCGCCCACGACGACCAGGTCGACGCCACCTCCCAGGCCCTCGCCCAGCTACTGCTTGACGGAACCGGCGCGCAAGCCTGGATCGACTACGCGCGGCGCAAAGCCGAAGCCGCCGACGCCACGCCCGTCCCCCAGACCCCTCCGCAGGACGCGGAGCCCGACGACCCCGCCACCGCCCTCAAAAGGGCCCGCGACGCCGCCTACCGGGCCCAACGCTGAACACGAGGGGGTGCCGCACGTGGGCGTCCGCTCCCGTCTCGCCAAGGTCTTCGGGAACACCCCGCCGGCCGCCATGCAGGAAGCCGCCGAAGCCGCAGGCATGGCCCCCGGCCGCCCGTTCTCCCCGAGCGAGCCGATCGGCCCCTACGACGGGTACTCCCGTCACCCGCGCACCCACGAATTCGTTCCCGGCTACAACACCTCGGCCCGGCCCAGGTCGCACGAGCGGGTTTCGTTCGAGACCCTCCGGGGCCTTGTCGACGCATACGACGTCGCCCAGATGTGCATCTGGCACCGCATCGACTCGATCCGATCCCTCGAATGGTCGCTGATCCCCGCAAAGGGTCACATCGGCGATGTTGCCGACGTCATCCCGATCGGCATGGCTGCCCTCGCCAAGCCTGACCGGCAGACCCCGTTCTCGGTGTGGCTCGCCACCTGGCTGTACGACATCCTCGCCTACGACGCAGGAGCCCTGTACCGCACCCGGAACCGGGCCGGGCGGCCGATCGGCCTGCGCACCGTGGACGGCACAACGATCGCGCCGCTCCTCGACTACTGGGGCAACAGCCCGGAACCGCCGGCCGAGGCGTACGTGCAGTACGTGAACGGCCTGCCGTGGAACTGGCTGACCCGCAACGACCTGATCTACGTGCCGTTCCGCAAGCGCACCAACTCCCCGTACGGCACGGCACCGCTGGAGTCGATCCTCCTCAACGCGAACACCGACCTGCGGTTCCAGGCCTACTTTCTGCAGCGCTTCACCGAGGGGAACATTCCGGCGGCGTTCGCCTCTGCGCCGGAGTCGTGGACCCCGCAGCAGATCGAGACGTTCCAGGGTTACTGGGACGCGTTCATGCTCGGCGACCAGGCCATCAAGTCGCAGATCAAGTGGCTGCCCGGTGGCGGCAAGATCGAGTGGTCGAACGAGAAGGACTTCTCGGACACGTTCTCGCTGTTCCTGATGCGGAAGACCTGCGCGGCCTTCCACGTGGTGCCGTCCGACCTCGGGTTCACGGAGAACGTCAACCGGTCCTCCGGGGAATCCCAGGCCGACGTGCAGCACCGCGTCGGCGACCTGCCGCTCCTGCGACACGTGCAAGGCATCCTCTCCTCGTTCCTGCAGGACGATCTCGGGCTGCCGCTGCAGTTCGCGTTCGACCTCGGCGAGGAGCAGACGGACCGTCTGCAGCAGGCGCAGGCTGACAAGATCTATGTCGAGCTGGGTGCCATCTCCGCGTCTGATGTCCGCGAGATGCGGTACGGCATGCCTGAGCCCGACGGGCAGCCGGTGCCTCGGTTCATCTTCTCCACCCGCTCCGGGCCGATCCCGCTCGCGTCGCTATATAGCGTCTCCGGGGAAATCGACCAGGAGACAGCCGCCCCCGAACCCGGCGCGCCGCTGCCGCACAAGGCGTTCGCGGGCGTGGAGGGCACCAACCCGAATCCGCCGATCAAGCGGGTTCCGCTGGCTGAGCAGATCTACGGGCCCGAGGCGATTCCCGTGGCGCCTCCCCCGCAGCCGACCGCCGACATCGCCAAGGACAGCGTGGCGTCGCCAGCCTCTGGGATCACGTCCGCGACGGGCGTTCACGGCTACGACCTGGTGCGCGACGAGGTCCAGGAAGAGCCGGGCGAGGTCGCGAAGGCCGAACTGGCGGCGTTCCGACGCTTCCGTGCGGCGCGACGCAGGGCCGGGGTATGGCGGGACTTCGAGTTCCGCACCGTCGCCCCGCGGACCGGCCGTGACCTCAATAAGGCGGGTCGGCTCGATGTCCGCAAGGCCACCGGGGAGGTTGCTGTCGCAGGCCTGGCTGTTCAGGCCGCCGACACCGGGCGGGTCCTGATGATCCAGCGGGCACTCGACGGCGACGACCCGGCCGCCGGCACGTGGGAATTCCCCGGCGGCCACCTGGAGGGCAACGAGATTCCCCTGCAGGGCGCCTGGCGCGAGTGGGCCGAAGAGACCGGCTGCATCCCGCCCCCCGGCGTCCACGGCGGCACCTGGACTGCCGGAGACGGCATCTACCAGGGCATCGTCTGGACCGTCCCCACAGAGGACTCCGTGCCGATCGTCGAAGGCCGAGGCCTGGTCACCAATCCGGACGACCCGGACGGCGACCAGATCGAGGCCCTCGCCTGGTGGGACCCGGCGCAGCTGCCCGGGAACCCGGCGGTTCGGCCGGAACTCCTGGACAGCCTTCCAGACGTACTGGCCGCCCTCGCCATCGACGCCGACGACACCGGCGTGGCCAAGGCCGGCCGCCCAAAAGGCGCAGGCGCGCCGACGCGTGGCCCGGATGGGCCCACGATCAGCGCGCCGCCGCCCACTGGGCGCCGCTGATCACCTCCATCATTGAGGAGGTATTCACCGGCGACGACCTCGACATCCTCGCGTCCGACGGAGAACAGGAAGGCGAGGAGCCCGGGCCGCGGGCCGCCGCCCTGCTCGACAGCAAGCGGCCGCGCCTGGTCGGGCTCCTGGCAGCGCTTCTGATCGGCATCTACACAGACGGCTACCTCGTCGGTTCAACATCGGCCGTCGCCGTACTGCTCGCAGGAAGCCCCGACCTCGGAGGGTGGACACCCGGTGCCACGGTCGAGGCGCAGCACCGCATCGACCGGGCTGGCCACGGGGCGGGCCTCGTACGGCTCCTCGGAACCGTTCAGGGCGAGGCTGACTCCATCGCCCGGACGGTCATCCGGGACATCGTCAGCGCGATCGCGAGGGGTCGCCGTGCCGGCTCGCCGCACGCCGCGATCGTCGCCGCACTGCGGGACCTTCTGGCCCGGCCGAGCCGCGCAGCGATGATCGCCCTCACGGAGATCACCCGCGCATCCAGCACGGCAGCCGACGACACCTACCGCGTCGAGCAGGTCCCTGCCGGTGAATGGGTCGTCGACCCGGACAGCAACATCTGCCCGGCCTGCCACGAAAACGAAGCCGCCGGGCCCGTACCGCTCGGCGACCCGTACCCGAGTGGCGACACCTACCCGCCCGCCCACCCCCGCTGCCGATGCGCCGTCCTACCCGCCCAGGAGGTGAACGACAATGCCTGACACCCCGCAGCGGTACGTCCTCGGAGTTGCCTACCAAGCCGGACCCGATCCCCGCATCAAGCGGGGCGCAGACGGAGGCCGGGACTACTTCACCGCCGAAGAGCTGGAGAAGGCCGCCTGGTCGTTTCTCCGCAACGGCCCCAGCGTCGGCCTCTTCCACGGCCCGGAAAGCACCGTCGGGCACGCCGACGTCGTCGAAAGCTACGTGTACCGGGGGCCGGACTGGGCTCTCAACGAGAACGTCATCGTCAAGAACGGCGACTGGCTGATCGGGGCGATCCTCGACGACGTCGCCTGGGACCTCTACAAGTCCGGGCGCGTCACCGGCTGGTCGCCGCAGGGCTCAGCGCGCCGTATCACTCACCGGAGCAGCTGATGACCGCACACGACGACGACTTCACCGAGTTGCGGGACGCCGACATCCCCCGCGTTGACCTCGTAGACAAGGCCGCAAACGGACTCACCTTCCTCATCGCGAAGCGAGAGGACGGCGGCACTGGCCTCATCGATGCCGCCTACGTTCGCGAACTCGTAGGCAAGGCCGACCCCGAGCCGAACCCGGACGACGCCGTCACTATGACCGGCAGCCCCGCCGCCATCGCCAAGCTCATCCACCAGGCAGCCCTCCGCCGAACCGAGCCGGTCACCAAGACCGACACCGGCGTAGAAGCCCCGGAAAACCCGGCCGCCGACGGCAGCCCCACGGAAGGAATGGCCAAGGCGATGGACACCGACGACACCACGGGGCGCCTCGACCCCACCACCGCGCTCGCCGAACCGGCCGGTCCCCACGACGGCGACCCCGACGAGCCCGGCTCCCCCGCGTGGGAGGCAATCGACGCCGCCACCGCCTGCAAGTGGGCCGCAATCCTCGCCCGCGCCAAGAACGCCCTCGCCCTCCTGGCCGAACGCGAACTCCTCGAAGGCACCGCCGACGATGCCATGCAGGCCATGGGCCTGCAGGACGCCGCCTGCGCAGTCGACTACGCCATCAGCGTCCTCGCCCCGTTCGCCGTCGCTGAGCAGGCCGAAGCGGACTGCGCCGACGACATGGCTGCCCTCGGCAAGGCCCTCGACGGATTCGACTCGCAGACCCTCGACACCATCGAGGCCCTGTCCACGATCACCAAGGCTGGCCGGGTCCTGTCCACCGCGAACGAGGCCGCCATCCGAGGCGCCGTCGACTCCCTGCAGAAGGTCCTCGCCAGCCTGCCCGCCGCACCCACGACCGAAGACGACAGCGGCCAGCCGGTCGCCAAGGAGGCACCGGTGGCCGACACCGCCCAGCTCGCCGACGACACCACCAGCGGGAACCTCGCCAAGGCCGACGAGGAGACGAAGACCCCGCAGGTCGCCGTCTACGACAAGAAGGGCCGACTCGTCGGCGTCGTCGCCCCGGACGAGATCGTCCCCATCGCCACCAACGACGAGGACGAGGAAGACGAGCCCTCGGACGACGGCAGCGACGCCGGCGAGCCCGCCGAGGAGGCCCCCGCCGACCAGGTCCTCGACCTCACCCCCCAGCCCGCCGACGAAGCCGGCACACCCGCCGACGACGTCGCCAAGCAGACCGACACCGACACCACCGCGGACACGTTCAAGAGCATCGCCACGGACATCGCCAAGGGCGTCCTCGACAACTACAGCGCCACCCAGGAGCAGGTCATCGCCAAGCAGGCCGAGACCATCGCTCAGCTGGCGGACGTCGTCGAGACACTGAAGGGCCAGGTCCGGGCGCTGGAAGAGCAGCCCGCCGCACCCCGTGTGTTCACCAACGGAGCCATCCCGCCCGCGCACCACATGCGCGGCCAGGACGCCGGCACCACCCCCATCGACGTGGCAAGGGCCCGCGAACTCAAGAAGGGCCTCTACGGCGGCCCCGACTCGCACGCCCAGAACACCATCGCCACCGAGCTGCAGGAGATGGCCATCGCACGGCTCTCGGAGATCCACAACGGCGGCGCACGCCAGTAAGCGCCCCACCCAACCCCAACCCCCGCAAGCCCCGGAGACGCAACGCGCCCGGGGCTTTCGCATGCCCAGGAGGCAACCGTGAGCAACCCGCTCGGCAACATCACCGAAGAGACCCTCGCCGCGATCACCAAGGCGCAGACCGCCGGCATCCTCAACAACACCGGCATCTACAGCTACGACCTCTCCGAGCTCGTCAGCCTCATCCCGGTCGTCACCCCGTTCCGCGACATCGTCGCCCGCAAGATGAGCCCCGACGGCAACCCGTACGCCGTGTGGCGCGCCCTCATGAACACCACCAACGGCCAGCCCGACCCCTCCATGGGCTTCGACTACGCCGCCAACGAGGTCGTCTTCCAGGAGCAGGACTTCCAGGCCCGCTACAAGCCCACCGGCCTCGCCGGCCTCGTCACCCAGGACGCATTCGACCTCGGCCACGGCTACGCCGACCCGTACGCAGTCGCCACCTTCCAGACCCTCAACCAGGTCCTCATCGGTGACGACCGCAAGCTCATGGGCGGCCAGTCGTTCGCCCTCGCCCGGCCGTCCGCCCCGACCCTCACCCAGCACGCGACCGGCGGCACCATCGCGAACGTGCAGGTGTACGTCGGCGTCGCCGCCCGCACCGGCTCCGGCTACTACTACGGGTCCGGCAACAGCCAGGGCAACAGCGCCACTACCACGTTCGCGTCCGGCTCCACCAACAGCATCACCGCAACCGTGCCGTCCGTGCGCGGCGCCGTCGCCTACGACTGGTTCTACTCGGCGAACGGCACGACCTGGTACTACTACACCACCACCACGGTCAACACCGTCACCATCACCTCCACCATCGCGTCGAACAACGCGCTGCCGACCGGCACCTCAGTCCCGGACCTGTCCACCTCGTGGAAGGGCACCGCCAACACGGTCCCGACCATCAACACCGCCGCCGACAACGGCTCCGCCAACGCCAACGACTACGACGGCTTCCTCGCGTCCCTCGCCGGCGACTACAACGGCAACGGCCAGTGGGTCACCTCCGGTACCGGCACCGCGAACCCGTCGATCAACACCAGCCTCGACGGCGCCGCCCTCACCCTCACCGGCGGCACCGTCGCCGAGATCGAGAACAGCCTGTTCCTGCCGCTTTGGCAGCAGGTCAAGTGCTCCCCGACCGCGCTGATGATGAACGCCGCGCAGGCCCAGGAAATCGCGAACCTCGTCCTCGGCTCCAGCGCCGCAACGACCTACCTCACCACCGACTCCTCGGGCCGCATCTCCACCACCGCTGGTGGCCGCGTCGGCGAGATCGTCAACGCCCCGGCCGGCGGCGTCACCGTCCCGATCGAGGTCCACGTCTCCCTGCCGCCCGGCACCATCATCGCCCGCACCGACCGCGTTCCCTTCCCCCAGGCGAACATCGCCTCCGTGCTGGAGTACCGGGCGCTGCGCGACACCGCTCAGTTCGACTACGGCATCAGCCGCGTCGCGAACAGCGCCGGCGGCGGCCCCCGCAAGGAGTTCGAGATCCGCAGCGTCGGCGCCTTCCTGAACCGCGCCCCCGTCGCGATGGCGGCCCTGCAGAACGTCGGCTGACCTCGGCCAGCCCCGCGGCGAGCCGGACCGCGTTCCGCGGCGCGGCCGGCTCGCCGCCCCAACCATCACGCCCAGTTCAGAGGAGGCCGCCGTGCCTATCCCCCCGGCAAGGTCGGCGGTTCCGGCCCCCTTCTTTACGCCAACGCAGGAGCTGTTCCGCGCCGACGGCCTGACCTTGCCCTCCGGCACCTCGGACACGGTCACCGCAGGCACGAGGAATCAGGTGAACAACTCGACGAGCGGCCAGATCGACGTGTCGTCGATCTCCAATGGCCTCCTCGTCGTCAGTGTCGCCGGTGTCTCCGGGACGGGCCCTGGCCTGGCGGTGTTCTTCGATGTCAAGGACGCCTTCGGGAACTGGTGCCTGGTGTCGAACGCGACGGCGATCAGCGGCGCCGTCCTCAACTCGACGGGCACCGTGTACGGCAACATCTCGTCGGGCTACTCGCTGACGCAGGTCGGCCGGATCCGGTGGACCGTGACCGGCACCGGCAGCCCCAGTTTCACCGGCGTCTCGCTGAGCCTCTACGGCCGCTGACCTGCATCACCCATCCCTCACTGTTCCCTTAGGAGTCAGGCATGCGCCTGTACACGCTCACGGGCGCAACCGCGCTCGACGACCCGGAGTTCGGGCACTTCGACGCCGACGAGAACGGCGCCTTCGACCTTCCGAACGAGCTTTCCGACCGGCTCCACGGCTTCGCCTACCGAGGCCGGCCCCTGTGGGAGACGGACATCGAGCGGCAGCAGCGCCTCATCTCGGAGGAGCTTGAGCGACGCAAGGACCCGGCGACGCTCCTGGACGCGGTCCAGCAGCTGGTACGCGCGGCACAGCAGGTCCAGGTGCCGGCCGATCAGGCGCCAGCCGCGAAGCGGGCTTCGAAGCGGGCTGCCGCCCGGCCGTCCGAGTAGCAGCCCTCGTAGTGCGGCAGACCCAGAGAGCGGGGTGGACCAGGTGCCGACGGATCCTTATGTGACTGCGGCCGAGTTCGCGGCACACCCGACGTACCTGGACCTAGACGATCTGCGGTCCGGGATCTCTGACCCTGCAGCGCAGACAGCCGAGCTGACAAACCTGCTCCTGATGGCGTCGGCGTGGGCGGACGGCGAATGCAACCAGCCCCTTGGCGCGCATCAGGTCGTGGCGCAAACCCCAGGCAGGACCGACCGGGACGGCATCCTTCGGGTGCACGCCTTCTACGGCCCGGTGCTGTCCGTATCGTCCCTCGCCTACGGCCGGACCCCGTTCTCGCTGATGTCGACCGCCGCGCCACAGTGGGCCCCGGAGGGGGAGACGCAGAACCTGCTCTTCCCTATCGGGCCGGGCCCCTGGTGGCCTGGCGCTCGGCTGAGCACGAGCGTGACCTACGTGGCTGGCTGGGTGTCGACAACGCTCGCTGCCGCGGCCTCGGCCGGCGCCACTTCCCTGACCGTCACTGACCCGACGGGGATCCTCCCGGGCGCGACGTACCGACTCTGGGAGCCGGGCGCGGAGGAGAGCGTGACGGTCTCCTCCGCGTTTGTCCCGCCGGCGGTTTCCGCCCCAGCCGCACCGGTACCGGTCCCGCTCGCCGCCCCGACAGTTCATGACCACACCGCCGGATCCGGCTGGTCTGGGCTGCCGTCGGAGATTCGCCTCGCCGTCATCCTGTATGCCGTTTCCCAACTCATGCGCCCGGACACCTCAAGCGAGGACTCCTATCCGGACACCAGCCTGTCGTCCGGGACCCGTGAGAAGGACCCTCGCAAGGACGGTTCCGGTCTCGTCGCCGAGGCGCAGCGGCTCCTCAACCCGTACACGCGCGTCCGCTGACAGGGGGTGGGATGTGAGCGTCACAGCTGCTCTGGATGGGATCTGCCGCTACTTCGGTGGCGCGTATGACGCTCCGTCGCGTACCTACCGGTCGCCGCAGGTGTCTGGAGTTGGAGTTGTCCGGCGCGCGTTCGCGAAGCGTGACGATCACGCCGATTACTTCCACGGGATGTCGCCTGGTACCCGAACCGGCTCGGTGATGGTCGTCACGATCTACCGGTCGAACGAGTTCCGGGTGTCGCTCGGCGGGGCGCACGGCGGAATGAAGCAGAGGAACTTCGAGGTGGAGTTGGCGTGCTTCATCCGCTCCCGTACTGAGCACGCGGAGGACGCGCAGGACGACGTGTACGCGCTGCAGGACGCCATCGTTGAGCACATTCGTCTGGACCGGACGCTTGGTGGCGCGGTCTTTCAGGCCGGTGAGCACATCGATCGTGCCGCGAACGACGGCATCTCCTTCGACTACGGGCAGCCGGAGACCAAGGCCGAGCTGACGAAGTCGTTCCTGTCTGTCACGTTTTCGGCCTGCGAGTTCGTCGAGGCCTGATCCCCGCTGTCTTCCCAAGGAGCTTTCTCATGCCCGCAGCCAAGGGCCAGCAGGCCGACACCGACAGGGCGGACCAGCCGGCAGCGGCACCCGCTTCGGAGCCGGCCGCGTACGAGTACACGGCCGGCTTCGACACTGTCTACCTCGCGGTGCCGCTCACCGCGCACCCCGAACGCCCTGCCGTGCCGGGTGACGACAACACCCCGGCCGTCCCGGCACAGCCCGCCACCATTTTCGCGTGGCCCGACGGCCCGCCCGAGGACGGCCGCTGGCAGCCCACCCGCAAGAAGCCCAACCAGGCACCGGACAACGCCGGTCCCGCCATCACAGAGGAGTAACCGGTGCCGACCCCTATCGCATGGGCCCCCGCCCGCCAGTTCCTGGGTATCGCCAACGAGGCGACCCAGGGCACCCCGGTGGCGATGACCTTCACCCAGCTGGTGACGTCCCTCAA